AGGTATAGACGTTTACGACAGCCTGAGCATTCACGGCAGATATAATCCATATCTCAGTTACTGTGCCGTCAATAATTTTAGCCGCAAGGTCAATACTGCCCAAGGTGCCGGACTGGATTGTTTGTATATCAAGTGTCCTGTTTGCCTTGACGATAACTGCTTCCATACGAGGATCGGCGTTGTTGTAAAGGGTTTGTTGTACTAGGTTTATGCGGGCCTGGATGTCTGCGGGTAAAGCTCTCATGCTGCGCCCTCCTCAGTAACAATCAAAGTAAAACTTGTTTTGTAGGTTGCAGGTGCCAACTTCTCCCACTTCGGGCTGCCGCGAATCGTGCCGGTGTAATAATTTCCGTCTGCGGTTACTTTTACGGGTGTTTTCAGTGACTTGTATGTGTCAATATTGTTCTTAGCTGCTACTGAGGTAACAACCAGGGACACATCGCAAACCCTTGCTGGATTGCCTACAGTTTGGATGTGTAGCGTTCCGTCTAGGAGTGTATTTGGCACTTCTTGGATTTCATAGTCCGGGATAACCGAAGTAACGCGATCTGTGATAAGCACATCGGCAGTGGTATACAAACTTGCCATTAGATACGCACCTCCCCGCGAAGAATACCGCCTACAATCATTTCTACCGTACCTGTATTTATATCAGAAACAAATTTAGCACCAGTTAAGCCCTGCACTATTGCTGCTGCCATGCGGTCGTAGTCTATGCCGGAATTTATTGACTGTCCTTCTGTCAATACCCTTTCACCGTCAGCAAGCAAAGCCAGTCCTTCCGTCTTCCCGAAAGGTGCTTCATATACGCCGCCTGTGTGTAGTTTAGGGATGCTGCCGATGTTTACACTCCAGGTTTTGCCCTGGATACTATCCGGCAAAATATCCCAATCAGGCGCTGATATGCTGATTTTATTCAGTCCTGAGATAACGTGGTTAATGCCTTCGATCATACTGTTTAGGACCGACTTAACCGGATTCCAGATACCTTGCCAAATACCAATAAAAAACCCGCTAAAATCCTGCCACTTTGTTTTTATATAGTCAACTGCCATACCTGCGGCATCGGAAATCCCTTTCCAGACATCAAGGCTAAGTTTTTTTAGTTCTTCCCAGTTTTTGTAGACTTGATAGCCGAGAGCTACAATTCCAGCGATCGCAAGAGTTACAAGCGTTATGGGTGCTGTTGCTATCTCAAAGGCTGCGACAAATGCGGCACCAATGGCGGGCAAAACCACTGAAGCAAGGGAAGTCAATGTGAGTGCTATTAACCTTATGCCAGTCCACAATGTCCCCGTCAAACTCAAGCCAGCAAGCCATGTGAAAAATCCAATTATTTTAGGGGCAACGATTAACAATTGAGAAAATCCAAATAATACAGGACCTAAAACAAAAAGAATTCCACCTGCGGCCAGAGCAATATCTTGTGATATCTTTGGTAGTTTATTAAATTCGCCAAGCATATTAGCTATTTTTGTAGTTATATCTGTTATAATTGGCTGAACCGTTTTGCCAAGCTCCGCCATGGCCACCTGTGCATCATACGTGGCCTTCGCGCTATCAACCATGGCTCCGTTAATTTCTATGTACTTATTATAAACATCCGATAAACCTAACTTTGCCATAGTGTCAAGCACATACTGCAATTGTGTTCCATTTGCTGTTGCCGTAGTTAGACCAGCATTAAAATCGTCTATTTTTACACCCATACGTTCAAGTAGTTCCAAGAAAGAACCTGCTGCAGCGCTAGTGCCTAAAGTTTCCTGTATACCATCGGCAATACCTTCAAAATTAAGGGTGTCTTTAAACTTAATTCCACCACCTATGACACCTTCTAGTGCTTTTTTTAGATCATCGCCCTTAAAACCAGAGGCTATTAACTCGGAAATTGTTTCTGAGTTAGCTCCTAAGTCATCTCTAATACCGTTAAGGGTTCGGTATGCTTCGTTAACTCCTTCTACACTTGCACCCGCCATTTCCGCGTTGGTTTGCAGTAGCGCAAGTTCTTTTCTAAGTTCTTTTGTGCCTTCGGTTGCCATCAGCATAAAACCGGCTATCGGTGCCGATATGCCCATAGACAGCTTTTCCCCGATGCCCTTCATTCTCTCACCGATACTACTGAGCCTTTGGGAAAGATTTTGAACGCTATCTCCGGCCTCGTCAGCAGCGTCAGCCTGTTCCTGTAGTTGCCTGTTTGTGTCTCGGATCTGGCTTTCGGTGCGGGCTTCTTCTTCCCTTGCCCTGGCAAGTCTGACTGCTAAACGCTGCGTAGCGTCGGCATTTTCACCGTTTACCTGCACTGACCGCTGATATGTATCGTTGAGCAGGTCAACTACACTTCGTTGCTGTTCAAGTCGCTGCCCTAAATACCTTTGCTGTACTGCTAAACGTTCGGTAGAGTCGGTATTTTCGTCCATTCTCAGGGTCGCCGTGTTGAATTCGGCTCTAACAATAGTCATTTGCCGGGATGCTTCGCGGCCTACAGATGCAAGCCTTTCCTGCGATTCGCGTAAAGCTGCAACCATGCCGGAGGTGTCAAGCTGCAGCTCCACATTTAGTTGGCCTACTGACAAATTATTCACCTCCTAAAAAATTTTTATTGTCAAGCTGCTGATTATTAAGCATAATGTTAATAAAAAGGATGTGAAATTATGGAGTTATCGCCAGAAGAAAAAGAAAAAATACGCCTTGATGAAGAAGAAAGACATAAAGCAAGAAATAAAATAAGCGCAAATGAAACTAAAAATGGCTGTATTGGATGCCTAATATTGCTCATCGTTTTATCATTAGCTATGTTTATGCTGGGTAGTTGTGGCAAAAAAGATAAGCCAGAAATATTGCCTAATAATGAAGTTTCGGCATGGATAGTTGCTAAATATGAAATTAGTAAGTATACAACCGGACCAAATTCAACAATAGTTTTCCCTGAAGAATACTCAACAAATAAGACAGTATTCAGAATAGGAGAAAATGAGTATTCGGTTAATTCTCATGTTACCTACCAAGATCGAGAAGGGAAAAACGTATTAGCAACATTTTCCTGCAAAGCTATATATAGCGATGCAGGGTGGGAAGTAAAAGACATTCATTTTGTCAAATAACCTTCCCGCCAAACGCCGCATTAAGCATTTTCACTACCTCAAATTGTTGTTGTGGTGTTTGTTTTTCCTTCTTCCCGACCACCTTCGGCATAAAATCATCCACCGTGAACGGCTTAGGTTTTTTCTTCTTGTCCCTATTTATATTCGCCAGAACGCAACAAATTAAAGCGGCCTGTTGATCAGACCGCTTTATCTTTACTTCTTCTAAATTAATTTCAGCTTTCTTGACTTCGATGTGCCGCTTAGCCAACAAGTCAAACTGTGCAGGCGTTAAATCCCAAAACTCCTGCTCCGACAGTCCAATGTCATACCTCCCAAATACCCAAAGTTCGTCTAGCTCGGGAGGTTCTCCGGCAAAGGGTCTGTGTTTCCATCGGGTTCCTTCGGTTCTGGCATGGCCGTACCCCAGGCCTCAGACATCTTATTCATTGCATATGGAGCATTACTCGGCCCGATCATTTCGTCAACCTGCTCAATAGTTATCTCTTTATCTTCGTGCAGCAGACCACACCAAATAAGTTCGCTTAGGTAATCGGCAAATTCATCCGGCTTTAACTTAAGTGCTTTTCTATCAGTTTTTTCCTGGAATTTCCTTAATGCACCGTTGGTATATTTAAGTTTCCTGGGTTTATCCAGCTCAATATCAACTATGGCAATGGTCTTACTCTTACTAATTTTACTCACGTTTTACCTCCTACGCTGCTGCCCTAACGAGCTGCAATGTGTATGTCTTAGCGGTTTTGCCAGTTTCTTGAACCACGATTACGGCTTCAGTTATACTTCCAGCACTCCCCGGGGCAATAGCGCTTGATGCTACGCCAGTTGCTACTGTATTTCCATTAACGGTTATAACACCTGCTGTGGCAGTAGGTGTTATTGTTACTGAGCTTACACCGGTAGCGATATTCACGACATAATCATAAACGCTGCCGGACGCTGCGGGAACAATAACTGTACCTGCACCAGACACTGTAAAGAACGGAGTAGTTAGGCCTGTGGAGGCTGTGACTGCAAGTTCCGGCTTACCTGTGATTTCTAAGTTAGCCGAAAACGGTAGTACCCCGTCTACTGGCGCATCAGCAGCTTTAAACCCAATGACCAAGGCATTAAAAGTCCATGTTGCTCCAACGCTAGATGGAAATGTAATTACGAAAACTCCTACTACCCGAGCAAGCAATTTTGCAAGTAGTGCTGCTTGTCCTGTATCACCAGGATAAAAGTTTCCTTCAATGGGTATTTGGCCAGCATCAATAAGACCGGCTATCTTTTCACGGAAAGCATTTGAACTATCATGACTTGTCACGTCGATAACGTCAACTGTTAAATCCACTCCGCCAATATTTGTTAACTCGGCAATCGCTGCACCATCAATCGTTATAGATGTCCCAAAAGCTGCATTAGCTTCTGTCATTTATACGTTCCTCCTTTGATGCTTTTTCCCCACAATGCGCTGATACATAAGTAACTTCATGCTCTACAGGATCGTTATAGTAGGCGTTTATTCGTATTGCCTTTGCTCCTGTAACCTTAACGCCGTCAATAAATAATTCAGCCCTAAAACCATCTTCGCTTACAAACATTAATTTAGGTGGTTTTTTATTATCCATCTGATTTATCACTCCTTGAATTTTATCCCTTATACCAAATAAAAAAATCAACTGGCACATGGTACCAGTCTTCTTCTGATAAATCTACTTCATTTTGTTGGAATACCCCGCATACTTTTGCGTTTACGCTTGACCAACTTTCAAGCGCTGCGGTTACTTGCGCTGCTACTTCTTTTGCATCACCATAGGTCTTGGCGTAACAAGATACTTGTATTCGAGGGCGTTGCAGGTTACTATAGCCGCTATGTGAGTATTTTCTCCCACCGGAAACTTGAAAGAATACACAATACGGCATCACCGCTCCTTGCCTAGCTTGTACTGGCCATACTTTGTTTCCAACTAGCTCAGTTAACCCAGGATAGGTTGTCAGTCTGGTATGCAAATCAGCGATTAATCCCACTACGTCACCCCCAGTCGGCGACGGATAACTGCCATCATGGCCGCTTTTACCTGCGCCTCGTTATCGTCTATGGCCGGACGCATAAAAGGTTTTGCTGTTACGCCGGGATGGTTAACTTCGCGGCCAAAAACTTCGGAACCATCTGAAAGTATTTTTTTCCCTGCACCGATTTTTATAGTATGCCTTTTCGCCCCAAACTCCTGAAATGCTGCATACCAGTGATCTTTGTCCGGGCCTATTAATACTTTTGGTAAACCCTGACCGACAAAAATAGTCTCTATTTCAATGTGCTGCGCTACGCTGCCGTGCGCTTTAGATTCTGCTGCTCGTTTTACAATTTCAGCCCCGGCTATGAGCGCTTCCTTGGTTATGTCTTTTTTGAGATCATTGGCCATGGCGTTAAGCCTGTTCATAAGCTCTGCTTCGCCGGTTATTACTGCGCCGGTGCTTGCCCGCCTGCCAGTTCTTCTTCTAGTCATTACATAACCTCACCTGAAATATTTATTATACTCCTGCCGCCGACGCTCCCCGGAGAGCTGGGCGTAAATCATGCTCTTTTTCGCAGTGGTTGCGTTAAAGCTCTTTCAATTGTCCATCCTCGCACTAACCTCTTTTTAAGCTGGTAATACGACATGCCTCTTTCTTTTGCATATTCTGAAACAGTTTTAATCACCCCATTGAATTCTATTGTCTCTTTTTCTATTGGCGGTAATTCTACCGCTTCTTTTGCCGAAAAACCACTCCGAAGCCTAGTTAAAATAGACGAGTAGTTTTTACCTGTTGCGTCGGAAAGCTCACTTAGTGTATATGTCTTACCATAATACTCAACAATATGATTGTTTCTTTTATTGTTTTGCTGCATCTTAAAAGTGGCCCATCGGCAGTTGTCTTTGCAGTAATTACCATTTACATCAATGCGATCAAGAGTTAGGCCCGGCAAGTACCCGTCTTTCATATCTTCCCAAAATTCTTCAAAACTCTCCCACTCATCGCAGTACGTTATGCCTCTGCCGCCATACCGAAAATAATCCTGGCCATTTTTATCATTGCATCTTCTTTTCATATTGCTCCAAGCATTATATGGCTCAGTTCCAAACATGCCGTGAGTTCTTCTCCTGTTACCCAGGTTACAGCCACAGCTTGTTTTATGGCCACTTCTTAAGTCTACGCCTGCCACATTAATTGCTGTTCCACCACATTCACACTCACAACTATATCTATACCCACGATGATCTTTTCCACATTCGCTGACAACAGTCAGCTTATCATATTTATTACCAATCATCTGGATTCTCATTTTATATCTCCCCCTGTTTATCCCTGTCAAAATTAATAAAAGGCATGAAAAAAGAAGGGTAACAGGGAACCCTTCTTCGGCTGATCAGGCCGTCATACCTTAAATTTTAATCAAGACATCAGCCGAACTAACGCACCTTCGTTAGTACTATAAGAACGGGTCTATAACTGGTTCTACTGGTGCAGGAATTGGGTGTTCGTCAATCCATCTTTGCGCCCAATTTCTAGTATCCTCACCATCAATAACTAAACCGTTCAATTCTCTAGTATCTGTGCCTGTTGCAATAGGTTGTAAAACATTAAGAGCATCAACATAATTACCGGTAACAAATAGTGCTTCTGCCTTTAGATAAGCCATAACTCCATCCTTGCCCCACTGTGGCATTAGAGAAGGCCACCAAGACACCTGTATCTCTTGTCCGTCTACAGAGACAATTGATATAGCCTTTCTGTCTGGTTCTTGTCCCTGGTCTATAGTTTTAACGTAAATTACAATTGCCATAGCTTATTCCTCCGTTCCCAAGACATTAATGGTTATCGAAGCAGCACCAGCAGTGCCATTAACTATACTTAATACATTATTTGCACTAGCTGAGAGGAGTCCATTAGGCGGGAAAGAGTATACTACCTGTGCATTTGCTGCAATTCTAAACCCTATGACGGTCGTACCTGCTGTATTGTCTTTTAAGGAATAAAAACCTGCAGCATCAGCAGTAAAACTTATAAACAAAATTCTAAATTTCTTGCCACTACCGGGAGTCCAAACCGTTGCTTCAACTCCAGAGGCCA